AGAAGTGATTGAAATGACCGAAGAAACAATTGAGTTCAATGATGTCGTCGAGAGAGTGAAGGCCGCCCTCGCGGGGGCCGCTTCATCCACCGGCGCTACAATGCTACCGACCGAAACTGCCGATGAGATAATTCAGATAGTGTATGAGAGAAACTTCATGCGCTCGCTATTCCCGGCTATGCCGATGAGCAGAAGGATTGTGAAGGTGCCGAAACTAACAGGCTCCATCTCATTCCACCAGCAGACCCTCAGCATGACTGAGGCTGGAACTGCATCGGATGAGTCCCGCTCCACCACAGGCGAGATTTCGCTCGAACTGAAAACGATGATAGCCAATGTTCCCATTGGAAACTACCTCATCGCCTACGGAGTCGAGGGTCTTCTGACTGTTCTGCGCGACGACATCGCCAGCAGGCTCGCCTACAACGAGGAGTCACTACTTCTCAACGGCGACACCGAAACCGGTGGGTCCTACGCTAACAACATCAACGGCGCTTACCACGCTTCCAACAACCCGACCGGAGTCGATGCTAACGACAACGACTACCTGCTCGTGTTCGATGGACTGCGAAAGTCAGCCGGCAAGACAGTCACCGTTGGAGGCGCGTTCGCCCTCAGCCACATGAGGTCAGCAATCAACGAACTCGGCGTCTATGCCGACAACCGCGATGACCTCGCATTGATTGTTCCTCGCAACCTCGAAGTCCAATTGCTCGGCACCACCGAACTACAGACTGTCGATAAGTATGGAGCAGGCGCAACGATTCTGAGTGGAGAACTCGGCCGCATTTACGGCATCCGCGTCTTCGCAACAGGAACGCTGGCTACCAACCTGAACGCAACCGGAGTGTATGACGGCACCACCACCGACAAGACGGTCGCGCTTATGCTCAATGTTCGTTCTCCGCTAATCGGGAACCCGACTGTCGCTGAGAGGCGATTCAGCATCGGCTTCCACGATGAGCCCACGAAGGACAGATTCGTGCTGATACCAAAGCAAGACATAGCCTTCGGCGTCCGATACACCGACGCCGTGTGCAAACTTGTCGGCATCAACACGATATGAGCAGGCTGACTTAGCCGCCTAACCGCTCCCCCGGGAGCCGAAGGCATCGCTGATAAACCGGTGTCGCGTCTGTTGTTCCATGCCGTCCTCGGGCTACTCGATGGGACCCCTCATTATAGGGGAAGCCAGCCAGACTGCAATTGACTACTGCACGCTCGCAGACATTGAGGCATACTCCGGAGTGACTTTCAGCGACGGCATCGGTCCAACCGAGTCTGAAATCGCCACGATGATTTCCAACGCATCGCGGCTTATTGACGCCTATATCGGGGAACAGCAAGCCGGTCAGTTAGGAGTGGAGGAGTGGTTCGATACTGTCTATTTCGGTTCGCACATCGTCCTCGGTATTCGTCCGGTCCAATCCATCACTTCGATTATCTCCACGAAGGGCGATGGTTCGACAGACGAAACGCTCGTTCAAAGTCGAGCGCGCGATTCTGGCGACTATTGGCTATCTAACGGCGGCGCTGGAATCGTCCGCTTCAACGGAATGTGGGGAGAGCAAGTTCTCAACCGGATGAAAGTCACCTATGTTGCGGGCAACACATCTCCGCCCGCGAAGGTCAAGATGGCGACGATATTCATGGTCGTGAAGCAGGCCGCTCGCGCCGCGCTCAATGACGAGAATTGCATGGACCGAATCAAGGAGATGTGGGAGCGATTGCTCGACACTACATCTCAAGAACTCGATTGGTTGATGCGGGAACTCAAGAAGGAGCAGTTAGTCGGTGTCGCAACATTCGGAACCGGCGGTGCATACTGATGGCGATTACAGACACAGGCGTCCCGAGCGATTCTGGCTGGTATGCAATCAAGCAATTGCTGTTGAACAATCTCGTCAGTCCCAATCCGTCAGGCTGGACTGTCGCCATCAACGAAACATGGCTCAAACACAAATTGCAGAAGCAGTATCAGGTCTGCATCGTGCCGATGTATTCTGAGGATAACGCGTTCAATCTCACGGGTGGCGCCAGCACTACACGGCCTACAATCGCGACAGCCTACTACCAAATCACACTCGTTCATCCGGACCGAGCGTCCGCACATTCGCTGTTCCGAAATGTGATGACCGTCCTCAACAACGAAACCCTAACCTGTCCGCAAGCCGCTGGCGCCTACACAGGAGTCGAAGGCACGGACTATCATTGGGTCAAGGTCACGAAATCCACTCAGGGCCAGATGATAGACATACTTGCACCCGACTGCGGACCCGGCGGGAAAGACGAAACCTGCACCGGGTATCGCTACGACATTACCGTCGCTCTCCGCTGGAATGAGTGACTACGGTTAAAAGCCCCCGAGGCCGACCGTGTAATATGGGTTTGACGGACTTGAAGAAGGCTGAGTTAGTCGCTTTGGCTGAACAGCATGGCGTGAGTAGCGCTGGAACAAAAGCAGACATCGCAGGTCGGCTCGACGAAATCATCACTTGGGATGAGGATGATACCGTCGATGAGAGCGCGGTTGATGACGCGATTATCTCAGATGAGAGTCTGGTCGATGACCCACTCCCCGACCCAATCACCATCAACGGGAACAATCAAGAACTCGAAATCGAGGGTGGAACAACCGATGAATTCCTTCAACGCGCATATCTCCATGTCCTCGGACGAGAGATTGATGACGGCGGTCGGAAGCACTACCGTCGCGTTCTTGATGAGTATCAAACTCAGACCAGACAACAGGTCGTTGATGACCTTCTTGCGTCCGATGAATATCGACGCAGGGTTGCGAACTGAATGTGGGAATACTACTGCAAGGTTCTCCGCGTCGTCGATGGCGACTCGTTTGATGTGAGCATCGACCTCGGGTTCTTCACGCACCGTCGCGTCAGCGTCAGGCTATACGGCATCGACACTCCGGAAACTCGAACGCGCGACGCGAGCGAAAAAGTGCGAGGCTTCGAGGCCAAAGAGCGCGTCAAAGAATTGTTCGACGCGGCAGATTCCATCGTTCTGAAATCTCACGGAATCGGCAAGTTTGGCCGATGTCTGGGCGAAATGAAATTGCGTATTGGCGACAATACCCTGAACCTCACGGACACTTTGATTGACGAAGGGCTCGGAAAACCGTATTTTGGTGGAAAACGGTCATAACCGAAACATTGATAAAGTGAACACCCTTCGCATAGACTGTAGCGAGAGGCGGGCTTTCACCCGACCTTGACCTACCGAGAAGCGCCGCGGAAGAAGGACCAGCGCAAACCTCGTAGGCCACGAGGGGAGCCAGCGACCGACACTACGCGACCGGCATTCGGCTTATGTCGGGAAGTCAGCGATACCCTGAGTCTGAGGACACATTCGGTCAATGCCCGAATGAAAGGGGCGTCGTGGAAGACGGATAATTTTCCCTATGAAAGAGGGATGAGCGCTTCTCGAAGCCACGAAATTTTCTCAGACTTTGCGGAAGCCATGCTTCGACTTCACCCTCGCTTCGTCGAGCCGCATCTCAAGTTCTTGACCGATAAGATGCCTCGGCCACATTCGCTGACTAATCGGGTCCCATCCGTAGTAGCCGGGCGCTCGTCCTTCGCGTCGCTCGGCGATACAGAAATTGCAGATGTGGATTGAGTCTGGCCCATGCTTGAAACTCTCGGCGGCTTCGGGGACTTCTTCGAAAACCGCTTCGAGCGCGTCCTTCCGACTGTCGTCATCATCATACGCGAGCGGGATGGCGCACGGCCGACCGTGAATTTTGCATCTCGCTTTCCGCGCATCTCCGCATTTCTCAACCGCACTCATAACAACGCCGCCGCTTTACCGAGAGGATGAGGGTTATTGACTGCTTCTTCCAGCACCGCTTCGAGTTTGTCTGTTAGTTTTTCCCAATCGAAATTATCGAGAGCGAAATACCGCGCTTCTTCCCCACGGGATTCGCGCTCGTTCGTGTCCGAGTATGATTCCCACATTGCCTCAGCGAGCGCCGGCACATCGACGAGCGTCATATTCACTCCCCACTTTGGCCCCGTGATGTGGGTCGCAGATGGGACCAGCCAGCCACGCTCGTTATCGCCAACGAGTTCGGGACCGGTCGAATTGTCGGGCAGTATTACCGGCAATCCACAGGCCATTGCCTCAGCGCTCGGGATTCCAAATCCTTCACCGCCCGTCGCCATCACATGAACATCGCAGGCTTGGAATAACAGCGCCATTTCATCTCGGCTCATTCCGTGGAGCGGATTGCTTGAGGTATCGGAGAAGGCGACATTCTCGGAAAGGTCGAGGTCGGCAATGAGAGCCGGCAAATCCCAGCCGCCCATTCCGAATTTATCGGTCGGGTCGCCGCAATGAAGGACCAAACCCACCTTCTGCTTTTCCTTCGAATTTAGGCGGTCAAGAAATGTGGAAAATGCCTCTAATAGCCGGGGTATTTGCTTCCGATTCGTGTTTCTTGCGACACTCAAAAAGGCGAAATCAAACCGGAATCCCATGTTCTCTCTAATCGTCGATTTCGTGTCCTTCCCGACCGGATAGAAGCGGTCGAGTTCGACGCCGTGATAGAGAACGGGTCCGGGCGCCGGCGCTCCGTAGGCCCAATAGCGCTCGAACACCGGGTCTTCCGAAATCTGGCGCTCGGTGAATTTGCCGAATTCGCTCGCGCCGAATTGACTCATCCACATTGGAGTGTGGAGCATCTTGAGTATGTCGGCCCACGCGCTCGATATGGGATAGCCGTCAATAGGCAGATACGCGACATACGGAATCGACATCTGATTTGTTGAAACGACAGCGTGGCCGATGAACCACGGGTCGATGAGCGAGATGTAGCAATCAGGTTTGAGCCGGTGCAGATGAGTGTCGAGAACAGTCGGCGAGTTTTCACCCGCGACGCGTTCTGCTCCGAAACCAGACACGCCGCTGTGGACCATCGTCCAGCCTTCTTCGTGCGTGAGGTCTTCTCCGTTGTAATCCCAACCTATCGTGAATACCTCGTGTCCGCGCTCGACTAAACGCTTCACGAGGTTTCGTGTGACGACAGCATACCCGGTAGGTCTGGTTGCTTGTTCGCTTCCCCACAGGATTCGCACGATGGAATGGCGACGCTCGACGGCTATTATTCTTCCTCGTCGGTCGGTTTCGGTCCGGGCATTCGGTGGCCTTCGGGTAATCTCGCGACTGCTCTCGCTCGATTGACTTTCTGTTCGAGTTTTCTGGCGGTCGCCGCATTTCTGGCTTCGGGACTTCGGTCCCTATTGGCCGCAATATCCAGCGAGTTTTCGGCTTCGTGACGATTTTCCCAATGGTGCTGTCGATGATGGTTCGCGCACAGGACCTCGCACTTCTCTATCTCAACCAAGATGCGCTCTTTCGAATATCCGTTATTCACGAGATACGAAACCGTGTTCTGTTTCGTTGATGGGTCGAGATGATGGAAGTCCAACAACCACGGACAGTCCGCACCCTGCAAGCCGCAGACAGCGCATTGGGATTCCCGGCGAAGGTCCTCGAACCATTTGCGGATTCCTTTCCGCCGAGCCGACACTTCCGACCTTCGCTTCGCCTTGTTCTTGGCGTAGTATCTCTTTTGGTAGCGGCGATTATACTCCCGCCGCCGCTCCGGGTCTTTGTAAGGCACGAGCGAATCTCGTGTCTGATGGTTCTTGACCGTCGTGGTTAGCGCCCCCCGTCGGGGGCTGACGAACCGGCATCACCCGGATTAGGCATACTCCTTGCCCCAACGAAGCGCATCGTTTTACTCACACCGTCATGTGAGAACAGGGTTTCACAGGCAACACAGGGACCGAACAGTTAGTCGTTCGGCTGAAATCCCGACCCTATTCCGAGCGCAGTCATATTCCATACTGTCCGCTGGCGCTGGGGTCGTTGAGCCCGTGGCGGGGATTCGAGCCCCGCTTACACCATTTCGTCGCAGGCCCCCATGCTCGGCAGGCCCACACCGATAGGCTCCTATCGGCAATATGACCGAGTGGAGTTCAGTATATCAATGTTTTGGACTATTGAGATTTGCGAAACATTGATATACTAACCCCCCCTCCCATCATATAGGAGCAAGAGAACATGAGCCAAATGATGCTAACCCAAGCAAACCGAATCAGCCTACCAGCACTTTATTCCACAGACGGACAGGGAATGGATGCAATCGCACAGGTCCGCTACTTCTGGGGAGGTCGCTCCTCAATGCTCGTCACAGAATTCGATGGCGAGGACACCTTGTTCGGCTACATCACGAACGAGTATGGCGAGGGAGAGTGGGGCTACGCGTCACTCTCGGAGATGCAGGCTACACAGGGCCGAATGGGCGGAGTGGAGCGCGACTACTACTACACACCAGCACGCGTCGGTGATGGACTCGCGTCCTTGATTAACTGAGCAGACCGCGACGGTTAAGAACCGTTTGACCCTCCTTTGGACGCATGGCGGTCCATGCTTTCACAGGCGTCACGGGTAAAGTCACGGTCAGCGGCTCGATAGTCGGCTTCGTATCTGGCGACTTCACAGCCGCGGCGGCTACAGGAAAATACACGACGCTCGGCTCAAATACCCCGACAGCAAACACTCGTGGCCTTCGGTCCATCAGCGGCTCGCTGACGAAGGCATGGGGAATCAACGACGACGAACTCTTTGATTGGTTTCACAACGATACCGAACTATCCATCATATTCGACGCTGACGATGCGGGAACTCACAGTTATGAAGCCAGCGGATGCGTTCTGACTGACCTCGCTATCGAGGGACTTGAGGCGGGAGCCGAGGGAGCATTGCTCATCAATGCTTCATTCGAGGGCTTGACCTTCACCCGCGACTGATTCTGGACGGTGATGATGAATGACTTCTTGGCTCGACTCCGCTCTCGAACAGGCATCGAACCGCATTGTTGTGAATGTAGCCGACCTCGGACTCGGGACCGATGAAATCGAAGTCCTCCCACTCTCGGCGGCAGAATTTCAAGCAATCAAGGCGGACCCTAAAATCCGAACCATCGACCTCGCCGACCGCGCGGAAGTCATCGGGCTCCGCGTAGTTTTCGAGATGATGGCGAAGTGCGATAAATCACTCACATGGGGCAAGTTCAATGACCTGCCCCTCAACCTATTGGCTCTCATAGCCGATGCCGTGACCTCAGCAGTCGGAGATTCCTTCGACGGCGGTGGTGCGCTGGGAAACTCGTGACCGACGCGCAGTCGGACAATGGTCAGTTCATTTACGCCATGCTTGTCGAACTCGGCATCACTCCCGATGAGTGGAGAAACATGGACCCTCGCGACACGCTTTGGCTTCTTACCGCCCATAGCGAGAAAAACCGCCGCGCAAACCAAGAGGCTAAGCAGGCTCAGCATAAGGCGCGCGCGAAGACGATGACGAGGAGATAATCATGGCGAAAGGTCCCGAAGTTATCGCCAAAATCGGCGCTGACCCCGGCGGTTTCACGAAGGGAATGTCGGCGGTATCGGGTTCAGCCGGAGCGGCCGGCGGAGCCATTCTCGGCCTCAAGGGAAAACTCGGTTTGTTAGGCATCGCAGTCGGTGGGCTCGCCAGCGCTTTCGGGGTTGCGAAGTTCATCGGAGTCATTAAGCAGGCGACTACGACCTTCATCATGTTCGAAGACCAAATGATTCGGACGCAGGCTATCGTTGGTGCGACGGCTGAGGAAGCCGCAGTTCTCGAAGACAGCATCCGTGGTGTAGCGCAAAACACGAGTTTCACAGCATCGCAGGTTGCGGAGATGGCTGAGATTCTGGCGCTTGCAGGTCTGAGTGTTGATGATATGCGGTCGTCGATAGACGAACTCGACACCACGGCCGGGAACGCTATAGACAACATGGTCCATTTCGCTGTCGTCGCCGGCACCGATGCTGAAACTGCCGCAGGTATCGGTATCGCGGCAGTCAAGGCGTTCAGGCTCGAAATCAACCAATTGGAACAGGTCACTTCGGTCCTCACCAACACCTTCACTTCTTCGTTCGTCAATCTTCAACAGTTAGGCGACTCCATGAGATTCTTTGCGCCTGTGGCCGCGGCCGCGGGGGTCAGCGTCGCAGAAGCCGCGGCGGCTGTGGGTGCGCTCGGAAATGCAGGTCTGCAAGGTTCGATGGCTGGAACCGGTCTGCGACAGGCACTACTGAAAGTCATCTCGCCGTCTGACGATGCTCGTCGAACCATCGACCGTCTTGGTCTTTCGATGGTCACTATGACGGCCGCGGGAGAAGCCGCGAATGCGGGGCTCGTCGCGACGATGAGAACTATCCAAACGCTCGAAGGCGAACTTGAAGATGTGACCCGTGATTTGGAGATGTTGAATCGAGAACTCACAGACCTGAGTGTCGAACAGGAACGGAACTCAATAGCCATCGGACGCATACGCCAGCGAGCGCTTCGGATGGGCCGTGACCTGACCAAAGCAGAAATCGCGCAAATCGAAAGACTCGAAGCGGCGAACAACGACCTGAGTCTGACCCAGCGTGAGATTGCGCTCGAAGGCGCGGAGATGCAACGGGTTCAGGAGGGAATCACCGATGGGCTCAGCGAGCAGGGTTCGGAATATACTCGGCTGAAAAGCATCGTCGAGGCTCAGACGACCGGCGTGACCAGCCTCGCAAGCATCCTCGACCAATTGAACGAATCCGGCGCCACGACGGCTGAGATATTGGAGATATTCGCTATCCGTGGTGGTGGTGCTGTGCTGGCTCTAATGGCGCAGGCTGACGCGTTCAAGGAAATGGCCGACGCGAATCAATTGGCGTTCGATGGCGTCACCGAAACGAGTTCGACGGTCAAGGATTTCGTGAATATATTGACCGGCTCGACTCTCTATGCCTTGCAGACTACCAAATCGAAGTTCGAGGAACTATTGCTGGTAATAGGCGAACCGTTCGGCTTGCTGATGGACCAAGAGGACGGCGTTCTCGATGTGCTGAACACGGCTATCGACAAGGCCGCGACTATGGGAGATGTCTGGGAGGACATCGCCATCTCGGTCCAAGAGCATTTGCTCCCCGCTCTCCGAGAAGCGCTCAAGCCGGAGAATGTCGAGAAGTTCGTCGATTTGCTTCGACAGATTCCGTCGTTCATCGAGGTTGTAGGAGAGTTTCTGTTGAAGGCGGCGAAGGTAATCACGCCGATTCTCGATAACCTACTCGCCGCGATGACGGGGCTTGGGCTGGCTGGCGAACCAACGGAAGGAGGCGGCTCGCAACGCGAAGACCGGCTCATAGGCGCCACCGGCGAATCAAGGTGGAATTCATTGACGGATATTTTCGGGTGGGGTCTTGCAGGCGCCGCCACCGGAGCGCCCGGTGGCCCGGGTGGTGCGGCTATCGGATTCGGTATCGGGGTTGGTTCCGGCGTCATCCATGAAGTCGGTCAAGGGCTCCTGTCGGATGAGTCGCCTGTTGATGGATGGCTTACCTTCGGTGGCGGTGGCGGCGAGGACGACGGCAGAATCGTCGGGAGTGAGGGTGGTCGGCACGATGGGCCGATGGGAATGCCGATGGCGACGGGTGGAATTGTTCGAACTCCGAGGCAAATCATTGCGGGCGATGCAGGGCCGGAAGCGATTATTCCGCTCAATAGGTTCTTCGGCCCCGGTCCCATAGGGAGTGAAACCGTAATCAACCTCAATTTCGATTCCATCACTATCGGTAGTGGAAACGCTGTGACGGCGGGAGATGTGAGGACGATAATGGAAGGAGAATTACCCGCAATCATCAGAAGTTCTTTGCGTCGTGGCGCTCGGGGGGTGTTGTGAGTTTGAGCGAAGCGGAGGTTGAGTCAGTTCTGGAAACCATCAACAAGCGCGCAGGCGAACTGCGAAACTTGTTGATAACCATCGGTTCAATCATCATCGTCATCATCCCAGCCATCGAATATCTCGGCCTCGATTTAGCCGGAGTTTTCGAACCGGACCCGGAGCCCGAACCGCTCGATTGTGATGCGGATTGGAATGTTCAGATGACGGTCTTCGTCGTGGAACAGGACATCAACGCCCAAATGGAAATTCGAGATTTCGCATTCTGCAACGAGCGTTTGAACGATTCCTTGCTATTCGAGTGGGAGCATATTGACGGCAATACCTCAGACTACGAGGAGTTCTCCTCAGAAAACGCTCGAAATTGGGCGAGTTTTTCATCCGTCTGGACCGACATGAATGAGGGTGAATATCTCCTGACGGCAAGCATCGGCGAGGTAGCGACCAACAAAACGGTCTGGGTCGAGGGTGAGGAAACGACCGTCGAATACCACTACGGATGCACGGACACGAATGCAACGAACTACGACGAAGACGCAGACCACGATGACGGGTCGTGCGAATACGAGCCGGAGCCGGAACCGGAGCCGGAGAACTGCACGGCGGACTTCTATGAGGTCGATGCGTGGTGGTCCAACAATACCACATTCACTACCCTGTGGGACGCGGATTGGTCGTGTGAATCCGAGATTGAGATGAGAGCCAATGTGACGGTCACTAACTCAACCAGCGGCGCGCTCGTTGCTGATAGCAGTCGAACCTTCGTGACTTACTACTACGATTGGGACTATCACTACATCAATTTCACAGCCCCTCAAGGACAGGATGCGTTCGGTCCTCTCGATGTGCGGTTCGAATTGTTTGTCGCTGATGAACTACATGACGAGCGCGAAGTCGAAGGTGTGGGGGAGTGACCCGTGGCTTCCGTTATCCAATCCATCACGAAACCGTTTAGTCGGCTCAAGAATGGGCTCGTGGAATTACAGCGCTGGTGGCCCGCGTTCGTGAAGAACGACGGGACAGGTGGGCTCTCGATTGACCCCGTTCTCTATCGAACCAATTTCGGACCCCTTACAGAAGCCGATGAAGGCGGTCTGAACGACGAAGCGAACACGCCGGGGGTTAGGGTCGAGGCCATCAAAGACGACGGCACAACGGCCTCCAATGATGCCGGAAGCAACACTACATTCACAGTCACCATCTCAGGGGCAGGGACTCTCAGTCCTATGTGCGAAGTCAATCAAGCGGGAACAACGACGAAGTTCATGCTCATCGCTCCCTCGAACGACACAGCCGCGAACGCCGCGACCAAGTATGGATATGGAATCGTATCAGGTGGCGAAGGGTTCGGTGGTGCGCTCGATTCAACGAACAGCGCTGGTCCATACCCTGTCTATATGACCATTCAGGAATTCGCAGAAATGCTCGACACCTACCGTCACATCGGAACCAACGACGACGAGAAGAAGGCATGGCTTCCGCATCCGCTCGTTGGGGATGCGTCGCAATCCGTTTCGGCTTCGGCGGCTTTGCCTGATGTCGATGCCGACCCTCGAATTTCCTCGAACTCGAATTGGCCCGCGAAAGACGCCATCGCCAATATCACCGAAACGCTCGTGCGGGCGACCGTGTTCATGCCTATGATGCTCGATAACAATCAGATGAGCAAAGCGATTTCGGGTGCTTCTGTTGATTTCGCAACGCCGTTCACAAGTCAGGACCCCGACCCCGATTCGAATGAGCAGTTCATCGGTTATATCACGAAGTCTGGTGTCGGAATAACTCGCTACGATAGCAATCCGCTCGGAGAAGACGGGGCGAAATTCAAGAACGGCGGTTTCAAGAAGTTAGGGACTTCCGGCGACCATTTGGAAGGGAAGGTCGGAGGGTGGTCGCTGTTCCACACTTCCTACAACACGCACTATTCCGGAGATAACGCGGGGACCGGATTCTCCAACGCAGACCTCTCTCTCGATTCGAGCCCGAGCATCGGTCCGAAATATCGGATGCGAATGGCGCTCGCCTGCTTCCTCAAGAACGGCACATACGACATCACGGACGGGGGTGCGCTCATCCCCTATGTCTATGACCCGGACCGCGTGATTGGAGGCAAGACCACTTCCACGCTATACAAAGTGTGGAATGGAAAAATAGGGAAAGGTGACGCGACGGGGCTCGTCCTCGGTCACGACTGCGATGCTCAGATTTACCCGATGTTCGACTTCATTCAAGGACCGGCTTGCCCGGCCGCACAGGGAGCGAACTTCGATTACGACAACCTCGAAGGATTTCACCGCTCATGGCCCAACACCTACGCCGCGAAGAAGGCGGCGACTGCTCGACCTCAACCGAGAATGTGGAGTGTCCGTCCCAACCCGAGAAGGGCGCGAGTTTTCGGGGTCACGCAGTCATCCGCCGGCGTGATGACTCTCTATATTGATGTGGGAACCGGAACAGCCGCCGAACAATTCCGAGCCGGCGAGGGGATGCCCGTTTATGTGACCGGGATGCCCGGAGTTCTGGGAACCGGAACCACGAATGCAGATTACCAGCCAGACCCCTACACCATCGACACGACCACGAATGCGAGCAAGGGTTCTGATTTCAATAAGAACGGATGGATGGTCGCTTCGGCCAACATCAGCGCCGTTGCGACTTCGACCTATCACACACTTTTCGATGACGGCGACAATACCGGCGTCAAATATCAGACCCTACAGGTGCAATGGCGCAACAACCTATTCGGGTCAGCAGTCGTTTTGTATCGAATCGGCTCGCAGGGCCAGCCATCGACTGCCTACATCAGTCAAGGGAGATTGCACGGGTATGCCTCAAACGCGGGTGGAAATTACGGATTCAAGGCTCCGACTTCGCACTACGCCAGCGGGACAGGGACAGGAAAGGCGCGCTCGGTCGGGCTCGGTGGGTATGCTATTGGGACCCATAGTTCAGATTCGAATGCCGCTGTGAATGCAGACGACACGCTACCCGGAAGACCGACCGTTCGTTTGCCTACACTTGCCGACGCCGGCGGTCACTTCAATTCCGATACGAAACTAACTCCACGCTCGATTAGCATTCGAGCGACCGACGACGACACCTTCGCAACATCTCCGACCGTTGCGAACTATGGTGGTGGCTCACTTAGACTCCCGCCGCCTATCGGATGGGATTTGGCTATCTCCTACTTCACGGATGGGGAAACCTCGAACACGACTGTTGCCCGATGGGGCAAGGATGGGAATCAAACGGCTTCCGCCACGCAAGACGGGGTTGCGGCTGATGGACGGTATTCGCGATGGGGCTATCGCGGCATCTCGGTTCCGTTCTGGTCTTTCATGGAACCTACTACCGGCAGTCACGCATGGGATGAAGTCAAGCCGGAAACAACAGCCTCCGGCACTTGGTTATGGGGCAGAAATAGGCCGTGGCCGGCGTCTGAGCGGCTTGGAACGCGTGGGGCCTATGCACCCTCCCTACTCGAAACGGCGACGCTCACGCAGTCTGACGGGAACTCCTACGATGGATGGGCTACAACGGCCTCAACAAACAGGCTCGCGGCTGGTGTTGAATCAACAAAAATCGGCTTGACCGAAATGGGCTGTTCACCGGTCTGGCTCGACATGGAAATTCGAGCGTGGATTCCGGTCCAGCAAAACCGGATGGTGCTTATTGAGTTCGATAACGGAGTGTCCTATCCTCTCAGCGGGCGACACTCGATGCTAACTTCGGCCGCTTCAAACGCAGGTCAATTCGGACACGGGTTCGTTCCGATGAGTTCCGACGGTTCATCACCACAGTATTTCTCAATCAACGCGAGCGGGACCCGGCTGTTTGGAAAACAGGATGATGAATACGATTGGCCTTCGACACAGGTTCGCAGACCGACCTTCGTTCTCAACCGACCTGCTGTCTATTGTTGGAATGGCTCATCCTTCTTCAAGGAGAATGACCTCAGCCCCCCGACGGTCTGGGCCAACAGCGAATCATGGCCGTTTGGAAGTTCGACTATTGGCTGGGGTGGGCTCGGAAATCAAACGGGCTACGGCGGTGGAACGACAATCGCAGAAGGGGCTCATACTATCCGGACAGTATTCACCGAAGCCGGAATGGAGTTCATCGTCGATGGCTCGTCGAAAGGCATCGACATCAACAGCGCCGCTCAGGTGTGGGGAATGACCATCAAGGTCGCTGATGCAATGGCTGGTGGTGCGCCTGAGAACTATCCAAGCATCATCAAGAACAACCGAGATGAAATGGTCACGCTCGCTTCTCCGAATATGCAGGTGTCGAGCAAGGACCTCCAAATCGACTATCTGATACTGCGACAGATTCCGACGAGCGCGATGGTCCCGTTCAATGTTGATACGACGACGCAGACTGTAGCGAATGTCGCGAAGTATTCGAGCCTCAACATCGAAGCCGAGAACATCAGCAATTCGAAGGGAATGAAAATCAGGGTCAGTCTATACGAGCCGCCGACTACGCCTGCTGGCCGACCACAGGCGGAAGCCGTGACGCCCATCACAGGATTCACGGACCTTGACCCGGGGTTCGCTGGTGGGATTGGGGTTGTTGATTTATCCACACTTCCAACGAGCGCGCTGACGAACGGGTTCGTTATCCGATTCCACTTCTATGTTCCAACGGCGAGCCAGACAGACTACCATCCGATAAATTGGGACGCGACTCCACTCATTCGGTCATGGACGCTGAACTACGACCTCAAACCAACAGCCACGAATGCCTGCATCGGGAACTCGTTCAATGGGGACATCACTCCCACCATCAACACGGAAGTCGGCCACATCATTTCGTTCCGTGGGACCGGGACCACGACCGACATCGACCGCCTCATCTCGGAGGTCAAGTTCGACTTTGGCGACGGGGCGACAACCGGCTGGCTCGCATTCTCAGACCAAACTCTCCAATCGACAACCTACGATACCGCTCATGTCTATTCGAAAGCCGGCTCGTTCAACGCGGTCGTATATTCGCGCGACGATAATGGAAACGAATCTGCGGCGAGTTCCGCAATCGCTGTGACGGTAGCGGAAGTGAAACCCGTCGCGCTATTGCGCTCAATACCGTCAATGGTCAGGGCTGGTCAGGCGGTCAGACTCGATGCGTCGGAATCTTACACAATTTCCTCGGACGCCGACCGGACCATCGCATCCTACACATTCGACCCGGGTGACGGCAGTTCCACAGTCACCGGCTCGTCGCCCTACACCGACCATACCTACGCGGCCGCGGGCGAGTATATGGCGACGGTCACAGCAACCGACAATGACTCACCCGCGAATGTTAGCACGGCCGCGAAGTGCGTGGTGAAAGTCCTCCCCGCCACTCTCGTCATTCCACTCACGCTGAACACCAAGCCCGCGAAGTTCGAGCGACGCCGGCGTGCTGAATTCCAATCGACTCCTGTTCTCGATGCTATCTATCCCGAGATGAGCGACCTCGGCCAGCGCTCAGACGAGTTCCGAATGGAGGGGTCCTTCCTCAAGGCGACTGCGAACTCCGACATTGACTTCATGGAGGAACTGCTGGTCAGCGGTGCGCTGGTCGAGTTCGAATGGGAAGCCGTGAACTTCACAGGGACGCCGACCGGGAAGAAGTTCGTTGGTCGGCTAACTGCATTCCAATATCAGCGCGAGGGTGGGAAGCACGGCGAAACTCCCTACACGGCGACGCTCGTGCGAGAAGCCGGCCTCGGAACCTGAGATTTTGAGCCCCGGTGAAGTCCTACCCCCTCCACCGCCTCCGTGCCGGGGCAAGCCCCGACATTCGTCCATTCGCCTTTCGGCGTGGGCGACGATGCTCCTATTCTGTGCGCTCCTTCGAGATGTATATGGCCCGGTTTCTTGTAAGCCGCCATTGCTCCTATTCACGCTTTCCTTCGAGATGTATTCGTCGCTGGCCCGGGGATTTCTCCCCACGAGAAACTGCTTTCCCGCAAAATGAACGGGTCGGTATTGGTTAATAAACCTTACTATTGATATACTAAAGCAGTCAGATACCCAAACCTTCATATACCCCTAACCTCTCCTCGGTATATGAGCGAAGGGCGGAACCTCGTGATTGACGCGCACGCCTACAGCCGGATGGCTATCCGCCTCTCGGACAGCGAGAAGCAGACAATCGAGGCTCGAATCGCAATCGCTCACAGCCGCTCGCCTGCCCCTTCGATTGGGGTCGTCGCAATGGACCTCAACACTCGCCGAACCACAGACAACGCCGGAGTTTCCAGCAACGGAAACCTCGTCATCGGAATCGTCCGCTCGGGCGTCCTCAAGACAGTCATGCTCCGCCGCGACAGCCAAGAGGTCAGCAAGAACTCGCTTGGGACCGCCGCTGTTAAGTGGGTGGGAGTCGCAAAGAGGGCTACAGGAAGCCGCGCACACCGCGGTCGCAGGTCATACTGAGTCACCGGTGACGAAAAAGAACACTCACACCAGACATGGGGAATTGATGACGATGAATTGGTCCAGCCAACTCCACGCCCTCGGGCTCGGCCCGGGATGCCTACCCTCGACGGTCGAGGAGTTCGAGGCAATCCTCGACATCACACCGGAGTTCTCGAACGCTCACGAACTTTTCCACAGCGCTCGCTATCACCCGGAGGGCGACCACTCACTACGCGCTCACATGATAGCGTGCTTCGAGAAGTGGTTGCTGAACATTCCCTGCCTGTGCAACGCAGGCCACAGCCGCTACCTCTCGTTCTGGTCGCTGTTCTTCCACGACATCGGCAAGCAGGCGACAGCCACGGTGAAGTGCGAGAACCTTGACGGCTCGATAACCCACTCCTACATCAAGCACGAATCGGTGGGCGGCGATATTTTCCGCGACAACTACTCGGGGTTCTTTGACTCCGCAGTCATCGCGCCACTCCCGTCAGTCCGTTGGACGCCTCTCGGAGATTTCATGCGGAACTCGTCGGAGGACCGCTTGATAGATGCGGACGCTATCGAGTATTGCATCCGCCAGCACATGAACTTCTGGACCATCAACAAGCACGGCAAGGTGGAGGGAATGCGTCTTTCGCCTATGTTCTGGCTACTCGCTGAGGTTTGTCTGTGCGACAAGATGGGCTTCAAGGACGATGAGTGGAGCGACCGCTTGACCCGCTTCGGCTACAACAAGAAGGAGGTCATGTGATGGACCGGCTCGATATGATGCGGAACAAAATGTTCGGTCGTGTGATTATCATGGCTCCGAAGGACGACGAGGAGGAGGAGTAATGGCTCGTGTTCGCTCATCAATCGCTGAAAATTCCCATCACGAACGGGTGCATTGCATTCCAAAGTGGCTAACTTGTTCTCGGTGTAAAACCATGCTACGATACCGTATTACTGATTCGAATATCGTGGAAGTGGATGCTTGCTCCTGTTGGAGTGTGGAGTAATGTCCGGCAACAAGGGAACTCGCCGAACTCCGAACCGGGGCAAGGGGCTTTACCCTGACGGCAGGCCCGATGAGCCAACGAAGAAGTGCGCGACCTGCGGAATAGAACTCCGTGGCTGGTTTAGCCAAGCACACCTACTCCCCAAAGTGTTCTGCGCTGAGCATCACGCTTTCATGGGCCAATGGAATAAGGATTGACCGTCAGCGTGATGAACCCCGATGGGGTTTGAACGACCGTGACGAAGGTCAGTTTGGCTCAAGTGGATTTGATGCCGCCTCTCGGTATGGGCCTCGGCTTGCCCTATACTGTATGGTGGGCTGACGAACGAACGGACCCGACGACAGGCCAGACAAACCGCTTCAATCGCGATTTCGATTTACTGACTCCGGCGCACGCTCGAACCGGAGGCCAACTGAACGCGAATGTGATGCCGCAATCTGCGGCGAGTTTTTCGTTCCAAGATTCGTCCGCTATTGAGCCCAATACTTCTGCGGTATCTCATCTGGAACCGCTGTATTTTGGAACGAGTCTGAACCTCAGCGCGCCTCGATACAATTTCGAAAAAGGTCAGATGGAGTTCGGCCAAATCTCCGGTCACTCATCGCGCTCGATGTATGATGTGGCCGAGATACGAGATGCTTGGTTAGTCCCGCGGCGCTCGTATAGCGAAGCAGGTCGCTACACCGCGCACAGCAGACGGCAGTTTGCATCCGCTCGGGCAGGGAACTTCACGATGAACATAGGACCGGCGGGTCCCGACCAAACAGGACTCCACCTACCATGCGACCAGCACTACGGCGCCATCGGTGGGCTCGACGCTGTGGGGGCCTGCACCAACGCGAACTTCTCGGGTGGAATGCGCGTCGCTACCTTCACTCATTACGCGGCCACGGACATACCCTCCAATGGCTTCGGACTCACCTACGGGGACGCGCACAACACGCTCCACCTGACTGCGCTCCATAGCCATCCGATTCTATCGACAGCGAGCGCCGCGAACTACGGCATCGAAGCGGACGACGCCGGAAACTCGGAGTGGGGCGGAAGCGCTCGATACTCAACATTCGATTACCAATGGTCCGTCAATACCCTCTCCATCAACCAGACTCTCAAGGACGGAACGAGTTTGTCGGCACCTGACTGCGCGCAAGAAGCAACGGCAGACACAACCGAGGACGACGACTACCTGACGGAGAACAATACGATTCAGTCAATTACTGTCCGCGACAAGTATGGCGGGAGCGCGGAGAAACTGTCCCCGCTGGGGCCAACCCATCTCGGCAATCACGCAGTCGCAGACACTTGCGGACTCGTTGGATTTGATGGCTACATCACGGTCACAGGCTTCTTCTCCGTGACCGGTGCGGGTTCAGGTCAAGGTTCAGCGAGCGAGGACCTGTGGGCCACCGAGGGCAACGGCTACGGTGGTCTGAATGTGCAGGTCCATTCGGGGCTCGGACTTCGCCGGAACCGCTTGAAGGCTCAGCAATTGGATGAGGATGAGAAGACCTACACGACAATTTTCCGATATGGGACGGACGGCGCGGCAGTTCAACCGATGACTGATGCGCTAAAAACAAGAGGTGGAAGGTTCGCGGATTCCACTATTGACGGCAATACGACTTCGTTTTTCGCTTCGAGAACTCCGTGGGACTCGAAGGGTTCGTTCGGCGGTTCCGGTTCGCTCGATATTTTGGGTGGAGCGGCGACTTCGGCGGCGCCGGGAATTCTCGGAGATACTGTCGCGTTCAATGGAGCATGGGAGAAGACGCAGACGCTTTCGTCGGCGTTCCTCAAGGAGAGAATTCCAACGCGAGTGCGAATCGTTCCTCAGATTGTTGGCTATACCGATGTCGTGGTCGCTCCCGGGACATCGAAGAACAACGAACCATTCACTTCAAGCAACCAGACCTTCCGAAAGCCAATCGTCGATTACCATGTAATCGTCAGCGTCGTGAAGCCAACACAGAACATCACTTGCGCGGCCGCGTCGAACGACATCGGCGACCCAACAAGCCGGAACGACCCAGACCCAAATCAGAAAATCATCGACGCAGACTACGACGGTGAAGGGGCCAATTTGTTTCACGCTATCTTTAGGATTGAACCTACCAATATGGAACAGGTGTATATTCAGAATTCATTCACCGACACTTCCTACAATCTCACACTTAGCGAGCGCGCGATGCAGAATTCGATTATGCCTCGTCACGATTACAGCGCTGACGCCACACGCTCGTCGAAGACGAATCAGGGATGGGGTCTGCATCAGGTGACGCCGTTCCGTCCGCTCGCGAACAACGAATGGGTCAAGGTTCCGAAACTCGCTGGCGCAATCGAGTCTGGCGGCTTCTATCAACGGGGCGGAATCAGCCACCTGTGGGATGCCGCCGCCTACGGAAAAGAACTGTTCGTCGGCGTCGATTTCACGGACTCAGCGGACTTCGCGGCGGCAACCACGAAGGACGGAAAGCCGTGGTTCGGGCCATTCGGTCACGGGCAGAATTGGCCTGACGGAACGATGGACCCGATTGCACCGCCGGGCTCGGAACTCATGGTGTTCCGATATAGTTCGGTCGGCGACCCATACCATCCCGGCGCTGTGGTCACGACTCCCACCAACAATCCACTATACAATCGAATGGTCGCCGACCGAACGGATGCGACGGATTTCATTTACGGCGCCTACACGAGCGCGATGGACGCGGGCTTCACAGTCACCGACGAAGCGTATCTGAATTGGCGCGGCTGGAACATTCACGATTGGGTATTCCCTCAGAAGGAAGCCATGCGCTATCTCGGCCGAGAGGATAAGGGATTGATGAGCCACCATCCTTCGCTCCATTGTTCGAGCCTCAGAATCATGGACGATGGACGGATGATGATGGCGGCTGTTCAGCGGGACCGTATCGTGACTGACGACGAATATCCATTCGAGGATATTGGCTATCCAGCGAATCCGGATTTGGCTTGGTATAACTGTCCGCCCGGCTACTACTACGATTCATCCTCGAAAACCTGCAAGTCAATTCTGGGAGCCGGAGATGCTGGTTATACTCGTGACCCGATTATCGGTATGGCTGTGCAAGAGGACGAGCCAGCGCCGAATGTGACTTCACGCGCTTACATTCCGACCGGCGACAATTTCAGTCGCTATCCAACATGGTCGAAAATCGTCGCGAACTCAACGGCGCGCTCGTTGATTCTGATGTTCTCCAACACGAAGGCGAAGGACGGACAGGTTGCGAGAGGCCGGGCTATGTTCGACATCACATGGGAGAAGGTTGGCTCGCAAGAAGTGGCGACTGAGAATTGGACCTTCGACGATACTTGGTGGAATGGCTCGCGCATCTCCTACTACTACCCGGAATCGGGTCAGCGCGCAATACCGATGACTTACGGTTCTTACCCGGAATGTCGGTGCAGTCACGCAGTTCTTCCAACATCGCTTCCACATCTGATGTCTGACCTAACATATCTGGGTGGGTTTCCGTTGAGTATTCCGCTCGATAGGGTGGCGAATTCTCCGCGAGGAGTGGACGGAACTTCGCGAGCGTCGCTGGACGCATGGATGACTGAACACCGGAAATTTCTCCGGCTTACTCGGTATGTTTCAACGACAATCGGGTTTTCAGATTTCGGACTCGGCCCGAATCCACATCAGGAGATGGGATGGTCTGGGTGGTCATTCCCAGCGGGGCTTTACGACCCTATTGACTACGGTGACGGGACCGTGTTCTTCCGAGAAGACGCCACCTACAAAACGCCGTGGGCGAACTATCTCAAGAAGTCCAACACCTATGCGAGCGCGAACAGGAACATGATTGGCCCGGGTGGTGGATGGTCGCACTTCGGTCCTCTCCACTACGGACTTTCATCGAGTAGTCATCCCTACAGGACCGACCGAATATGGACTCAGGTGCATGGGGGAGTCGGGTATGACCTGCCTCTCCATCTTCTCATTCCGCCGGAGGTTCATGTGCGCGCTCGGAATGGAGGTTCGTCCGGACTCGATTTGGATTTGGAACTTCCATTCCATCGCACAGACACAATCGAACTCGATGGCGCTATTGAGTTCAATAGCGGATTCGATTTGGGACCAGAAGGAATACCAGATGGAACTCGGCCAGCGCTCGGAAATTTTTCCTTGAATACTCAGTTATGGGATTCGCCCGTCGTCAATTCCGGAGCCGCGAAAATGGGTGGCTACGATTCATCGTATCAACGAATCCACGGACCTATCGTCGAAGGGACAGGGCTCTCCGCTTTCTGGGCGGACCATCCTACAGACCATTTCCATGCGGGGGCGATGCCGATACTTCCGGGGCTCGATTACGACCCGGCGTTTGTCGAATCGAACAACTACCCGCCGGCCTTACTATCTCGGACCCGGGAAATGTCGCGGCTCGATTCGCTGGCGATAAGCGAACAACTCCAATCATCAACCGAGGTCCATGTCGCGCACGGCGCTCGACCGTTCTGGGACTCCGGTTCGATTGTGAATGCACAGGGCGTCGGGGCGACCAATGCGAAGGGAGGCTACTATCGAGCAAAGTGGCTGTCTGAGATGGACGGCGCGAATGTGAAGACGGTGGCTCAGGCTTGCGTCAATTACAACAACGGAGATTCTGGGCTCGGAAAGGGCCAGCGAGTTTTTCGAACACCGGACGGCACGCTTCACTCCTTCCAATTGAACCGCTCGGCCCAAGCGAGTTCCGACAATTACCCAATTTGGACTCACTTCAAGAAGCCGCGAGATTCAGATTTGTTCTGGAATTCGAAAGCGCTCAAGGCTGACGGAAGCGACTACGATGGGAAGGATGAATGCGGTCCTCTATTGGCGTCAATAATGGGGACAGCCGACAGGGGCCGAGTTTGCGGCGCGGCATTTACGAGCGATTCGCAAGGCACGATTCACGCCGTCATCGAATACTCGGCCACATCGAGCAACGCGGCGTCGTGGGCTGAGCGCTCGCATCGGCTTTACTACACCTACGCGAAGCGGGTGGTTATCTCCACCAATCCATCGCCTGTCTATGATTGGGATTGGAGCGTTCACACACCCGTCTTAATCAACGCTACAGTAGGCGACACGCTCGCCGGAGGGCCAGAAGACCTCAGACTACCATCGCTGGTTTGCGATGGCTACGACAGGCTCCATTTGGCCTTCCAGCAGATATACAAAGCATCGCAAGGAGGAGGCGGCTCGGACTATTCAGCGATTTGGATGATGAACAAACTCAGCACCGAAGACGACTTCCCAACCTTTGAAAACTCGGCGACCTCACCGAGCGTTTTCGATTCGAGAATTCAATTGGTTTCGAAGTTCATGTCGGACACCACGGACGCTACAATGAACCAACAGTCGGCCGGCCCACACGCCGTTCAGTTCTGCGACCATCCGAAAATTTGCCTGCGCGGCGACAATGTTCCGGTAGTGTTCTGGCGAGGAGCGAGCCCAGATTTCGTCACATCTTCGAGAAGGAAGGACGCTATTTACGCCAATAGGGGAACCGAATCGACCAGCAAAAACTCGCCGCTGGGTCGAATCGAGTTTTCCACGGATGAGGCATTTTGCGTGGTGGGCTTCGCGCCGACCGACGACAAGAATTCCATCCCGAATTCTGATGTTCTCTATTACGACGCTATCATAGACGAGCGCGACCGCGCGTTTGTGACGGCCATCAAGGAATCGAACGGGACCTACGAACGACCGACCTTCGTCACGATGTTCTATGCGAACCAAACGCTCACCGAACAATACTCCGCGGCCTTCGGGCTCGGCACTACGAGGACGCTGTTCGTTGCAGACGCGCAAGGTGGCGTGGGGAATTACCTCAGCGATGTGACGATGACGACAAACGGGAAGGGGGAGATTCACATGGTCTTCGCCTTCACCCTCGTCGGTGGAGTTCCGCTCGGGAAGGTGTATCGAGATAGTGCGGCGCCCCTCGCCACTCAATCGGCAATCGCTCCACTTCAAGCGCCAGCCACTCCCGTTAGTCCGCTGGATGAATCAACAGCCGGAGATGGTGTCGCATACTCCGGGGGCTACGACCCGCCGACCTCTCAGGATTGGCCGGACGGTGGAACATGGCCGAGCGCAGAAGTCGGAGGACAGCAGGGGAAGAACAAGCACTTCCTCGAAGTGTGGATGCCGTCGTTCGAGTGGGACCAAGCGAGTTCCGCCGACCATTGGGTTATCCGCTCCATCAATATCCGCTGGCTCTCCACGCCGAGCATGAACTACAACGCGACCGATGGGTGGTTCCCGGCCGGCGCATCCGCAGGCATCTCGGGCGCTGAGGACTTCCCACATTTCGCACCGCAATTGCGGTATCAGCGATTCTGGGGCTACGATTCCGGGGCGCTCGATTTGAAGTGGAACACGAATGAACTCTCATGGCGCGGGACGCCACTACCACAGGGGCGATTGATGATGCCCGGCTCCGGTCGTCTGGCGCTATTCCCAGCAGATGCGAATGACCCGCTGTCTGACCCGAGCGCCGCCGATGAGATACCGGGTTATTGATGGCGTCCGCCGCGGTCTGAGAATTTGGAGCGCCGATTGGGTCGCCGGGTGGCGTGGTTCTGATGGGGACTGCTGGTCTTCCAATCGCGCTCTCTATTCTAAGCGAGGGGGGGTGGGTATATCAATGTTTTGGTCCATCAATTAGCGGGCAGAAAAAAACTCGCGGCGGGCCATATCGAGTTTTTTCTGATTCTTTCCGGATTCCGGAAAACGCGAGTGCTGTTTTCGGAGTCGGTGTTTTTCGGTCGCCCGAAACCGGGGCTGAAAGTGAACATTAAATAGTGTGAAAGTGAAAAATCGTCGATTCCAGCCCACGAGCGATGTTTTTCTTAATATCGAAAAGAGAAGAAAAAGCAAACTTAATCACAAACCGAATTCCGGTAAATTACACAGAATAGGCTTTGCGAAACTTGCCGTTCAATCTTCCCGCGGTCCTTGTTTTGTTGATAACCGAAACATTGATAAAGGAAAGACCCCTCGGACGGTATAGGAAGGAGTTTAACTCCGACCATCCACGACAGATGCGAACATCGCGACCGGCTTAGCGGCTGGTCTTGGTGGATAAGGTTCCACGAGGGAAGGAAGGCCAGCAAGAATGCGCCGCGGCCGCGGTGACTTAGTTTCTGCTCCCATCCGGACCGGCCGTGTGAGGGAGTCACGGACAGCGCCTATCATAGCAGAAGACGCCGCCAATGGGCGGTCTGAATTGGAACTTGATGCTCCCATTGAAACTCCATTGGAGTCGGTCGGGCAGAAGTGGCTTCGCGCCACACCCGAGGGAAAGTCCGCCATGTAAAGGACCCGACTCCAAACCTAACGCGACAACCAGCGCAAGCCAAACGGACTATAGGGGTGGGCGTCCCCTCGCTCGCTGTGACGAGGAAGTGGGAAGGTGAAGAAGGAGGCGGCGGCTACGCCAACGAGTTCCTACGGAATGCCCGAATTGAAATCCACAGCAAAAAGGACTCGAATGTGTTCTGGAAGGGAGAGGGATGGAAGACCGCTCCGAAGCGACCTCGGAACATCTGTATGCCTTACCAATGGTTATTCTCACAATCGAAAAAACTCGATTTCCCAGACCGACTTCGACCCGACCCCGAAACCAACAAGGCCACCGTCGCCGTTCTCGACTACGGATGCGGCCGAGGTCAGGACGCAATGCGATTCGGGTTTGAGAAGTATGACCCAAATTGGTTCCCTGATTCTGTCTGGGACCCGGTTCGGTTGGAAGGTCATTATGATTTCATTTTCTGTCTATATGTCCTTGATGTGATAGAGGACCCAGAAACTCGACATGAGGTCGTTGAGGATATTCGAAGACTACTCAAGCCGGGAACCGGCGAAGCCTACATCGTCAATCGGTGTGATGAATACGCCACGATGAAGGACGGCCAGACCACACGGAAAACCGTCGATAGTTCATGGGACCTACACCGCGTCGAGGCGGCTCGGGAATATGACTGCGCGGAGATATACCGGAACTACTTTTTCCAAGTGTGGGTGACGAAGGCTGACGGGGCGTATGTCCCTCCAAATACCGACGAACTCCCTTCGTCATGGCCGGAAACCGAGATAAGCCGTCACGAAGAAGAATAATCGTGAGCAAAGCAGTCGAGCGTTTTCATCGCATCGTTCGTGAGCCGCCTGCGGGAGTAATCGAAGCGCCGGATGGGCTCGTGGATTACATCGAAACGATGGCCGAGGACCCACGAAGACCGAGGACTGCAATCGCTCGCGTGACTTCTCGTCTATGGGCTGAACTTCACTATGAGCGCGAGGAGGGGGAAGCGCTACCATCGCCATCTCCTACGATTGGGATGGTGGATAAGGAGGTAATTGAGAGGCCACCACATTACCCGCAATTCTGGGGGCTCGGATTCATACCATCACCGGGAACAATCAACGGATGGAATCAGGACACGGTGGTCACAGATTGCTACACTTCACTTTCAGTTCCACGACCGTTTGACCCCACACTTCACGGGACGATTGCTGGTGCAGTCGGATTCGGATGGATGGGGTATCAAGGCAACCCGTTCCCAGACAATTACGACATCGTGACTCGAAGGGGAGGAGGACCACGAGGAGGATTCTCATGGACCACGGGTCCGACCGAGGGGAATTACCCAACAGGCGTCCTACCATCTCCGACCTTCGACCTCGGAAAAATCGGATTCAGTAATGGCGGGTGGAATCCCGAGGGACTGAAATGGACGAATCGACCGAGGCGAGTTCGCCTGCAAGGTCTTCGGAATGGATGGGCTCATCGCGTCATGTTCGCGCGCTCGCGGAAAGTGATGTTCAGGAATCTGTATGGTCCGGTCAGCGAAGATGAGGCGACGCCGAAAGCACCGACCGTTGTTCTGAATGGAAGTTTGGGTCTGACGGGAGTTCGCTCAGTTCGAGTTCGGCGGGCGTTTAACGCTCCATCAATCGTCAGTATTGACCTCAATAGCGTCGCGGGGAGGAGGTCTGGTGTAGCGAAACTCGGTGATACGGTGCAAGTTTTCGCGACCCCGAGAAATTGGGCGTTCCCACCTTGCGTCTTCACAGGATTCGTTTCCGACATAGAGGAAGATGGGGATAAGGTTTCGATTATTGGGCTCGATACCCTCGGCTACCTCACGAAAGATGTGATTCTCACGAATCCGAATTATCAGGAAAGTGACGCCGGCTCGGTAATTCGGGACATCGTTGCGAACTCGTCATACGGTCCGCCCATTGGAAAAATCTCGACCGAAACGCGGGTGATACTTCCAGCCAATCTCGACCTATCAGGAAAAACTCGATTGGCGGCGGCTCAGACAGTTTTGGATATTGTGAACAATACCCCGAACCGTGTCCTCCTCCAAGCCGGAGCAGACGGCTTCATCAATCTCATACGACTCCGAGAAATCGACGATGCGAATCTCACTCCTTTCGTCGCAGGTCGAGTTCCCAAGACGACTGTTCCCCAAGACCTCTATCCATATTCCATCATGCGCGAGGAGGGCGACCTTGACTTCCCGAACAAAGTCACCGTCAAGAATCCTGACCTCAATATCGAAGTCACCGAACCTCGTGTCGAGCCCACGAATCCAATCCATATCGTCGTCAAGGAAACTGCGGCAACGGACGAATCGACCGCTCGATTCTTTGCACAGCAAATACTCTCGCAACATGGAACATCGAAAGCGAGATGGGTAGTGACGGCAATACCCGAGCGCTTCGACATCATGCCCGGCGACATCATTGACTTTGCATCGAAGGAAGGTTCTCTCGCCGGACGCCAAATGGTGTTCAATGTGGAGTGGACTTACTCGACAGGAGGCTCAGAAATGAATCTGAATGTTGGCCGTCAAGCGGCCGACCTCGTGACTGCGATGAGATATGCGACCGGCGTTTCCCTGTGAAACGCTCGAAATGTCCCAATCATTACCTTCCCCCCCTTTAGGGGGGAAGGTATTCCAAAGAATCCTTCTGTAGCCTACGGTGATACCCACATAGTATCGTTAAGGTGTGTCTGTGATAGAGATTGGACCATCTGGTTCATTTAGGTGGGGGTGGAAGGACATATTGCCCGGGGGACATACATTCCACCGCCCTGTGTCTGCAAGCACGGAGCGGGGGGCGCTGGGCTCCGGGCCGGCGGGACCTGTAGCGGACTGCCGCCGATTCTTACCCAGCGTCCCGAACTTATCAAGGTGGGCGCGTAGGGTAGGACATGGCGTTAGTGCGAATCAACATTCCATCGAAGCATCCGCTTCCGGATTTATGGCGAGAGATTCAGCCAGATTTCCCGATGCCGAGCCCGAGGAAGTATCAGGATGATGCGCTGAATGTAATCTATCACGCGCTCAAGAATGACGACTTCGATAACATCATCATCCAAGCACCAACAGGAATCGGCAAGTCTGCGATTGCGATGACGGTCCAACGCCGATTCAAATCGGCATACCTCCTATCTCCGTCACTCGGCCTGACCGACCAATACCTCGCGGACTATGGACGACATCTCGCAGAAGTCCGGGGACGCTCGAACTTCCCTTGTTGGGTGCGCTCGGGAGATGCGGACGGCGCACCTTGCTACGGGATAAAGCGAACCTGTCCTCACACGAAGCGCGACGACCCGTGTCCCTACTACGAACAGAAGTTCAAGGCGGCGGACGCTCGATTGACGCTGAGTAATCCAGCCTACTTGTTCAGGGTGATTCAGGGGAATTCGAATTTCGACCAACGGGAGTTCGCCATCATTGACGAAGCACATAATCTCGAATCGTTCTTCATGGGATTGATGGAAGTCAAAATCAACGAGCGCGATTTCGCTACCGTCGGTTTGCGACAGTCGTTGCCCGTCATCTATCACGCGGCAGATTGGGAGCCTTCCATCAAGGCCCTTCATCAAGGAGCAATCGCGCTCGTGGATAAGGCCGAACTCGATGAAGATGAGAAGACCCGCGAACGAGCGAGAAAAATTCTCCGCCGCACTTCGACTTTCATCGAACTTCTCCAACGACCGAATGAAATGGTCGTCGAAACCGGCCGCGACAAACTCGGTTCCTATGTTCGTGCGCGCCCTATTCGGGTCAATAGGTTCGCCGGAGAGTATCTTGAGCAGATTGCTGGGAAACGAATTTTCCTCAGCGCGACAATTCTCGATGTCGAAACCTTCCTCACCAATCTCGGAATCGAAAATCAACGAACGCTCTATGTGAATGTGAATCGGTCCCCATTCCCATCGGAGAACTTCAACATCGTCTATGCACCATGCGGACCCATGTCTTACGGCAAGCGCGACGCGAGCCTCAAGAAGCAAATCAAGGCAATAGCCGCCATCATGGAAAAGAACACCGAGCGCCGAGGCGTTATCCTCCCGCACACGCATTACATCAGAAAGGCGCTGGTGGATGGGCTGACCGACCTCGGGTATGGAGATAGGATTCTCACGCATGGGTCTGACGCTCGGGGCAGACAAACCGCGCTCGATGTGTTTTTCAAGAGCCCGAGGCAAGACCTCGTTCTCATCTCAACCTATGTTGGAGAAGGATTCGATTTCAAGGGAACGCTGGCCGAGTGGTTGGTCATCTGTAAAGTTCCGTTTCTCCCAATCAAGGGCGACCCTCAGATTGAACAGCGGATGATTGAGGATGAAATGTCGTGGCGTCGTGACCACGAGGGAACTCCGGCTTGCCCCCACGAACCGCCCAACAAGTATTCGAACGGCCTATGTTCGTCGTTCAATTGCGCGAAGCCGTGCATGAAGTGGTATGATTTGCAGACCGCGCTCAAATTGGTTCAGGGCGCTGGGAGGATTATCCGAACGAGCGACGACAAGGGCGACCTGTTTATTCTCGATGGTTCGTTCTCACGATGGTCAAGGTGGAATACTCATTTACTGCCTGCATGGTTCAGGAATTCAATGCGTGAAGTTCCGAATTGGTTGAAGCGAGTGATTGGATGATTGACGGATATGGTGGCCGCGACAATCCGTGGTCCGAGCGGACGATGACCCAGACCGAAGCGAACAACGAATTAGGTCGGCTTCGGACTATTCCCGAATTCGTTCTCGGCCCCGGGAATACCTTCGAGGTATTTGGAGTCGAGCGCACAATCGAACCCAGACCACTACGCGTCTATGGCTATGGGACTTACATGAAGTGCCTCGGGTGCGGACGAGTGGGATTGATGGACGCGCTCATGTTCAAGCCGGATTCATGGCCGAATGTCGCCATCATCTGCGGAACCATGACTGCGGGATGCGGAGTGTTCTGGGGGATGATTCCCGAGCCACCCGAAGATGTCGTTTGGACCTACCGCGAGCCCGATGCTGATTGATTGCGACGGCCCCTACCCTCCGCCACTCCCCCCATCGGGGTCGTCCGTATATCCGGTTGCCCGGTGTCTTGCCTGTTTAACGCGGTTCTCGCGTCCTGAGCCCCTACCCTCTCAGGAAATCCGTGTAATGAGCAGGTGTCCCTGCCCCCATTACAGGGGAGCAGTCCTCCGTTAATAAAGGTTTCTATTAAGAAATTCGTTTTATTGAGGGACCGAAGCATTCATATACTAAAGACTCCTCCCCGGTATATGGGCGACCTTAATCGACACAATTACCGCGGCGTGGTTTTGACCACGGAGCAGACCGAGGCTTTGCCTTCGGGTGATGTTCATCTCGTCTGCCCTGCTTGGACTGACTCGACAGTTCTCTATCAGGTTCGCCCTTGCACAGACCAGCGCCACCATGACCATGCTCGCGCTCACGGGCGCGATGGTTGCCCCGGCGGCGCCTTGACTTATGTCTGGGGAGTGTGCGATGTCTGCGGCGAGAACTCGTGGGTTTCCTACAATGTCTTGACGGACGCTACTCGCTGTGAGGCTCACGGCGTAGGGCCTGTTGCTTAAGACGGTGGGCGCGCTCGCTTTCTGTAATGGTTGAGGTCCGACAGTCGGCAGACTCCGGCACACGGTTCGAATGCGACATCGAAGGCATCTCGGTGAAACTCGATTTCTTGGCCGGCGCCAAAGGTCGGCTCGACTTTGCGGTGGAGTTCGACGGTGAGCCGAAGGGCAAGGTGAATCTGCTCAGCCAGCACAGCATCAACCGGATGCCGACCGACGGGCTCGGGAAGGATGAGCGAAAGCAATTCCAACAGGATATGCTCTCGGTCGGCGTCGCAATTCGTGACCAGACATTCGTCCCGGCTCCGAAGGCGAAGCGCGAACTCATCGAGGCTTCTTCCTACACAGGAATGGATTCGACCCTCGGGGCTATTGACGAGAATAGCATCAACGAGTTTCTGGAATCCGACGATTTGTTCGACAGGGTGAATGAAATTCTCCACGAATCCCGCGACCAGCCATTCGTCGGAGATGACGCCAATCTCCTCCTGACCTTCCTCGTGATGTTGTCGTGCAAATCTGGCGCGCCGCTGAACCTTGAGATGATTGGTCAGTCTGCTTCGGGGAAGACCTACATGACGCTCACCGCGCGCAACGGATTTCCGCGCTCGATGGTGATGGTCCTCGCGGGTGCATCTCGTGAAGCGCTCAAGTATGACTACGATGAAGTCGATGATGATGGGAACTTCATCGTCAATGTCGAAGGGAAGTGCATCGTGGTGTTGGAGAAGGACGAGTCGGAAGCGTTCATCCGGAAATTGAAACCGCTCATGTCTGGCGACGATAGCGAACTCGTTTGGAAAACTCCACAGAAGAACGAGATAACCGGCGAAATCGAAACTCGGGATTTCATCATCCGAGGCCAGCCATCATTCATCACACTCACGACGCGCAACCCGAGGCAACAGGAACAAATCACGAGAACGCTGATGATGACGCCGGACCATTCGAGCGAGAAGGTCGCGGTCGTTGTCGAGAATCAATTGCTGTCGAAGGCTCGGCCGGAACAGTATCAGATTCACGCTGATGTGAATCTCCTTCAAGCGTCGATGCTGAGCCTCAAGCAGTATCAGGTTCGCAACATATTCGCCCCAATCATGGCCGAGTTCTTTCCAGCGAAGTCGGCACAGCACCAGCGAGATATTTCGAAGGTTCTCGGCATCATCGACGCCATCACGATTCTGCACCAGCGACAACGGCCAATCGAGAAACTCGATGACGGCGAGTTTCTTCTGAGTTCCATCGAGGATAACATCATCGGGCTGATTCTGGCCGACCTCGTTCTTCGAGCGTCGCTGTCCGGAGTTCCCGATGGGTCGTGGGTCGTCTTCACGGAGATGCTGAAAATGGAGGAGGCCAAGCGCCCGCTGACGACAGACAACATTCTCCAATGGCTTCACATTCATGCGTTCTCATCGACGAAGAACGCGCTCATCGAGAAGCACCTTCCGACGCTGGAAGACTGTGGGCTCGTGGAGGTTGCCCGTCGTGGTGGTGGTCGTGGAGGCGGACGGAAGACATGGCGCATCGTGAAAACTCGAACCGGTCTGATGGAAACCTACGCCCTCTCTCCCCTCTTTGTCGAACACGCGCGCGACACGCTCGCGGAACTCATCGGCGAGTTTTCCGATGTTCTGGGCCGAGCCGGCAAACCAGCCACCGGGCGCGCGTTAGTGAGTGGAGAAGCGGCGATTCTGAAATCGCTCGGTTGCTCGACAAAGGATGAGTCGGCAATTTTCCGAAGCCTGTTCCTTCCACAGTATCTCCGCCCGAAAAACTCGGGAAGAACCCTGTGGGAGATAATTGGCGCCAATACCCAGCGCAAGATGTTGTTCAGCGGGAAGGCGTGGCTCGATTCGACAATCGAGTCTGACGCGATTGAGAATTTGGAAGCGCGACACGAAGTCCGTGAGAAAGTTCGACAAGCGATAACCTCAGAACATGATGACCAATCATGGGAAGCGTTGGCCGAAGTCCATCTCGATGAGTTCGAGGGGGACCGTCCCGCTTAAGAGGGTGGGCGACAGGGTGGAGAATATGGCCCAGAAGGCAAAGGCATTACCAGCACCAGCGAAGAAGCGATTGAAACCCTACATCGAGAGAGGGATAGCGAATGGGATATTCGTCGATGCGAAGCCCGTTGCCGAAATGTATCACCGCAAGGCGGCTGACCCATCGTTGGCCGCAACGATAGACGACCTCGGTGGGACGAGCGCCGCGCCAGCACAGCAGTTCATTACCGAAACCGTGTTGGTCGATTTGAGCGCCATACTCCGGCAGAAGAAGTTCAACGGCCACATCGAGGTTTGGGAAATCCAGCACCGTATCGTGGGCGTAGCAACAGGCAACCCCCGTCCGCTATGCGCCATATTCGGTCAGGTCGTCATAGACGATGAGGACATGGAGATGGACCCAGCGCTGTTCAACATGACGCTGTGGGATAACGACGCCAGCCTCGCTGACGATGTGGAGCGCGACGGCTCCTACAACATCGCCGTATCGTGCCGCAACCTCGACGCAGAAGTGTTGGACTTGCGCGCAATGCAGGGTATAGCCTCATTCCAGCCCGAGGACTACGACCACGGCGACCGCGCCGAACTACTGAACGCGATGTTCGATGTAGTATCTATCTCCGACCTCGAAAACGACATTTCGACTTCGATGAAGGACTACAGGCTCATTGAGGCCACAGTATCATTCGCTGGAATTCAGAACAGCCGAGCCGGAAACCAATTCGGCAAAATGCTTCTCAAGGACGACAGCACGATGACGATGGACGCAATCGAGAGTGGGGAGAACCTGCTCCTGAACTGCATCACATCGACCAGCATCGCGTCGAGGTTCGGAAAATACTCCCGCATCCTCGCGCTCGTCACGACGAAAATGAACGGCGAATACGGCCTGTCCGCGAATCTCGAATGCGCGCTCGGCCTCGTGGTCGTGAAGCCACCGGAGCCAGAAACCGCTTCCGGTGACGACGACTCCGATGACGCCGCCGACTACTTCAAGGCCGACTCGTCCGTCACGACCTTTACCGACGATGACGACGATGACGACGATGACGACGACTCCCCAGAACCAGCGAAGGCTGAGGCTGAGCCCGAGGCTGAGCCCGAACCCGAGAAGGTCGAGAAGGCGGCTAAGGCTGAGGCCGAAGACGACGACGACGATTGGGACGATTGGGACTGAGCGCCTACCTTAAGAGGGTGGGAGTGAAGGTGAAGTTATGCCGAAGGCGTCGAACAAAAAGCGGAAAGCCGACTACGCTACGCTGATTGAATCCTGTGATGATGGAGTGAGCATGGCTGAGGCCAAACCACTTCGCCACATGAAACTACAGGGGTTCCCCGGCGGAGGCAAATCGCACTTCGCGCTCACCTTCTTCGCGAACGAATGCGAGGGGCGAAAGCCAGCCGAGTGTCTGATGACCATCATCGACTGCGACCTTGAAGGCCAGCGCGACCTCGTGGTTCGCGAGGACATTCTGCCGAAGCCTCTCCGACCGAGGTTGAAGCGTAAGGTCTGCACCGACCCCGAAGAAGTGAATGCAATCGCGCTCGCTTTCATCGACCTCCACCGCCAGCACGCTGAGAAGCACCCTGATGGCGTGCGCGTGATGTGCATGGAGAACGAAGGCGCGTTCTATCTCGCCTGCCGCGACTACTACTCATTCGAGGTTCATGGAAAATCCGAGGCCGACCTGCTCCTGTCCCGACAGGCTCAGGCAATCAGCGAAGGTAAGAAGACGCTCCCGCTGTTCGCCGAGGGTCAGATGCACTCCTACAAAGTCATTAACAAAATGTTCTTCCAGCCCTACGAACGGCTCAAGGTTGCCGCTGAGATGTATGGCTATCACTTTCTCTCAACCGTGCTGATGCGCTCCTACACGGAGAACTTCGGAACGGCCAACGAGAACAAGGTCGTCGCGAGCGCTGGACGCGCAGACATGACCGACCCTCTATTCGATTGGATAGTCGAACTCACTCAGCAACAGCGCACGGTGAAGGGCGAATTGAAAACTCGCCACATCGCCGAAATCAGAAAGTCGCGCTCGTGCAAACCCTTCCGAATCGAGAACCCTAACCAAACGAAATTCTGGAACGCCGTTGAGAAGCAATCGTCATAAACGGGTGGAACAGCCCGAAGGTGACGACAAATGAAACTGCCCTACATCTCAGCATCTCGATTGAAGACGGCACAGGACTGCCCGCTGGCCTACGCTCTCCGCTACGACCCTCCCAACGAGGAGGCTGTTCAAGTCAAATGGGCTGGCGAGCATCGCGATAACCTACAGGCCGCGAAACTCGGAGGCAACATTCACGACGCATTGGAGGAGTGGCGCCGACCGAACCCGAAGACGGGGAAGGTTCGACGCCCGGTGTTCAAGGAGTTAATCAGGCTCTATGACGAAGCGTGCGCTAAACAGGAGATTAACTTCGACCTGTATAACGACGGGAAGGATATGTTGCGTCGCTGGTTCGACAAGCGGAACGCCGGCGCGATGAAGACCAAAATCCTCCATGTCGAACAGCAGTTCGGTTCGCATAAGTCGCCCCATGTTCTATCCAACGGCGTTCCCGTTTTCGGATTCATCGACCTGACGCTCGAACATGAGGACGGCACTATCGAACTCGTGGATTACAAGACCCAGCGCGCTCCCATCAAGCAAGAAGAAGCCGACTCGAATGTTCAGGCTGGAATCTATCTGACGGTTGCTCGCGAACTGTGGCCGGACCGGCCGCTCAAATTCACCTTCGACCTTCTCCGCTACGGGACGGTCACAACCTATTGGACCGACGAGAAAATTGCGTCGTTCAAGGATTGGCTCAAGACGAAGCAATCGTGGATTGAATCTATTGAGGAGCCGCGAGCCACGATTGGACCTGCGTGTAAATGGTGTTCGTTCATCGACATTTGCCCGAAGGCCCAGAAACTCCTACAGGCCGGCTCGTGGGAAGTCGTCATCGGTGAGAACGAACCGACGGACGACGACGAGATGCTGGACCAATTGCAGTCCATCAAGGCGGCGAAGGCAATCCTGTCGAAGAAGCAGTCGGCGCTCGAAGGCATCATCAAGAACGAATGGTTCGACCCTCACGCTCCCGCGGCCGAACGAGTTCGGATAACCGAACGCTATGCGGTGAAGTGGGATGACCGTTCGAACACGGTATATCTCCCGTCGGAGGTCCAGCGGCTCGTGCCGCCCGGAGTGTTCGGTCAGATGGCTGGGCTCTCCAAAGCGAAGGTCGAACGGCTCCTTCCTGTTCTCCCCGCAGATGTGGCCGACGCGGTTCGCGACTCCGCAGTATTGAAACCCTTCAAGGCGCTGACCATTAGACGGCGCCAAGATGCAGACTGACGATGAAAGAGTGGTCCCATCGTCAAAATACGGCAAGCGCAAATTTGGTCGGATGGGAAAAACCGACGGTCGGTCGGTCAAACGACTGTGGCGCGCGATGATGAATGCGGGTGCCGTTTCACCCGACGGCTCTCCGCTGACGACCGGTGAGATTGTTCAGTTAGACGACCAGCCGTTTGAGATTCACCGGCTCACGAATCACTTAGCGAAGAAGCCCCACCTGTTCGAATGTGTGGGCTCGGAACGGGTCGCCGGCATCGACGGCAGAACTCGCTACCCTCAGAAATTGTGGCTCGCCCGGGCGGACGCCTACGACTGAAAAACTCGATTTGGTCCAGCGAGTTTTTGCGAAAAACTCGAATCGTCCGCGCGAGTTTTTCCTATTGGCGGCAATAGCCCCTGAAACTCAGCGCGTTTTCGAGCCCGATTTCGCGTCTGAAACGCTCTCAGTTTCGAGCGGTTCGAATCCCCAGAATGGCTATCGGCGTCAGAAGTGAAACTATTGGCGCCCATAACACCCCCCGAAACGAGTCGAAAATGGGGATTTGACCCTTATTTCCATTGATATAGTGAAAACATTGATATACTAAACCCCCCTTCCATTATACAGAAGGAACGGGGGGAAACTGATGGGGAACTACAACATGAGGGCGCCGAGGAGCAGGGTTGGCGCATCTGAGGTAGCAACCGCAGTCCCCCGTTCCGACTACGCAACAACCGAGGAGTGGTTGGTCGCACGACGCGCCTACATGAACTCGGTGAACAGGAGGAACTGAATATGAGCCAGACAGTCTGCCTAACAGGCAACACCATGCACGCAACAATAACGAACGACGAGGATGCCGAGAACGGCCTTTCGGTCGCCGCGGTTCTCGTGATGATGAACGGAACAAGGTGCGTTTGAATGAGCGCTGAGGACAGGGCTCGCCGGATAATCGCCGGCACCGCGACCGACCTCGAAATCGACTTCGACTTCACTTGCGACGAGGCAGACGAAGGCGACATAATCGGCTACTGCGATTCATGCGCTTACCCCCACACTTGCGGGGACGGCGACCAATGCCGCGGATGCGGAACATGGGAGCGATACTGATGAGCGACCTCGATGTTGAAATCAATTACCAAATCGACCTGTGGCGAGAACGGCGCGCACTTGCACGCCACGAGAGGGACCTGAGAATCAGGGCTCGAATGGAATCCACCATAGCACTCAACCCCGGAATGTCTGATGACGAAGCATACGAACTCGTCATGCTGACTTTCTGAGTGACCGGCCCCTTCATAACGGTGGGACTCAGACGACTATCCATGTCGCTGACGCCCAACAGTCAGGTTTCACGAAGCGGAGTCATCCGTGCCGAAGCCGGCTCGCTGGCTACTGTTCTCCGCCGGTCGGTTCTCGATAATCCATCGAATCCGGTCCGGGCTCTTTTCACCGAGGACGGCGTAAGCATCTGGACCCACGACATAGCGAAGACCGTTCAACTGATTATGACGAACGCAAGCGTGAATGGATTGAAGGTCAAGGAGCCCGTCATCATGCTCATCGACCCGGACTCGATGGCCGGACTTCTCGATACGAAGTTCAGTCGCGAGATGATTCAGATTGAGGTTAAGCCGAACGCGCCGCTCGTCGTGAAGTCACGAACCGGTGGCGATGTTGTCTATCATCCAGCGGATGAAGACGATTGCTTCATCGTTCCCGACCATTGGATTATGCCGAAGGACTCGAAGGGATGGTTCCTCGTTCCGATGAAGAACAACGAACCATGCACGACACGGGTCACAGTCAGCAAGGAGGAGATGAGTCGCGGACTCGTGGATATGCTCGTTGCAGGTGCGCCCTATGTTTCGTTCGACTTCCAGCCGGGCGGCTCGACCTGTGCCTCCGGTCATTGGGGCGCGAAGGGAAACCGCGCGTCCTCGCCCATCGACGCAAAGGTCGAAGGCTCGGGCATCACACTCAACTTCACAGAAAACCTCGGGGGAATCATCTCCCGAATGGACGGCAACACCTTCGTTGTGCAGAAGCACCACGACACGCCGTTCGTGATAATCGAATCCGGCTCGACCGTAGTGGTCGCGACCGAAGCACAGCGCGAGGGATGAACGATGGAATTTCCAGAAACGAAGAAGCGGTTCAGCCGCGAGGAAGCAGAACAAGCGTTAGGGATAGACGAGGAGGAGCGCGCGGTAATCAAGGCCAGCGTCAGCATCGAACTCCTGTTGGCGCACGCGGGAATCACGGACGACCAAATCGACCTCGCCTACACGGCGCGGCTCAAGAATCAGTTAGCAGATGTTCGCGACGCATTTCAGGAACTCGTCGGTGACGAGGATGAGGTTTGACGCCGGACAGATGGAGCGCGTTCTCCACCATCTCGGTTTCAATCACTATCCCCGAACGCTCGGGAATCCACGACAAGAATTCGTGCTGACGACGGATGAAATCTATCCGCGGCTCGTGAAGTGGGACGGGCTCTATCCGTGCTTCATCTCGACAGCCGGCTACGACGACCTTCGATGGGAGGTCGGGAGAAAGCAATCACCGGGTCGTATCATCCATGAGATGACCTTCTTCGATTTCGACCACGACACCAAGCCGGAGAATGCGTTCGCTGATGTTCAACGGCTGAGCCAATTTCTGCGCTCGATGGATATTGCACATTGGGTTCAGTATTCCGGCTCGAAGGGCTATCACTTGTTCATCGTCCACGAACCGACGAAGTTCCGGTTCAGTCATCTCGACGGAAGCGCGGATGCTCTCAAGCATCTCATCAATCAGACTCAAACCCACCTTTCGAAAACGCTCGGGCTCAACACGCTGGACGAACAAACAACCGGCGACCCAAAACGCCTGTGTCGAATTCCATTCACGCGTCATGTGAATCGCCACCTTGAGGCGAGCGGCAGATTTGCCGTTCCGATTGAGGTCGAAAAACTCGACGAAATCTCTCACGAGGAGGTAGTGAAGTCAGCCTATCGGCCCCAATACTTCCTCCCAAGTATCGTAGGTAGGAAAATCACGCTCGCAGAATTCATCGACGAGTTAGGCATTCGACTTCACGCGCCTGAAACTCAGATACGCGACATCATCAACGCCGAGTTCGATTTCGATTCGAGCGCAAAACAGTTCCTCGCGAGCCTCGATTACCGATGCCCGGGTGTCGTCAATGAACTCAAGCGACGCAACCCACCGCACAGCGCGCGAGTTTTCACAGCCCTGTTTGCGAAGACACTCAATTACACGCCAGCACAGTTCGAGGAGATATGGTCGGAGATTGGGGAGGAGGTCGGCTATGTTGATTTACACAACAAGGAGCATCGGCTCTATCAGATTTCAACCATCTTCGACAATCCGAAGTATCGGTCATTTCCAAACTGCTCGACGCTGAAAACAAAGGGCTGTTGTATAGGGGAAACTTGCCCGAGATGGAAAACCTTCATGGGCGCAGAAGCAACCCCGCGAATTGAACGAAAGTGGCGGAGTAAGCATGGGTGCGAGTAAGAAGACGAGATATGGCGACCTTCTCGAAAACTCGGATGCGCTCAGCGAGTTTTTCTCCACAGCCAACCTCGGGAAAAAACTCGGTTTCTATCGACATCTCACTCATCTGGTGGAGAAGGAAGAAGACTTCGAAAAACTATTGACGGCAATAGACCCATACGACCTGCGCGAAAAACTCGGGAAGTCAATCATCGACGAAATGGTCGGCCGACATTTGAGAATCGACCATCGCGAACATTGGGCGATGCTCGGTTATCTCGGCGACCTCGGATTTGAAATAGTCCATCTCGATACCGGGACAGGAGATGTGGCGTCGAAGCGAGTTTCGATTGAGCGGAAGGAGGACGACCTCGTTCCGAGTTTGTTCGACGACCGCCGACTCAGACAATTGGGAGCGATGCGAGAGGAAGCCGAGTTCTCGTATCTCGTCGTCACGAAGTCCTACTCAGAAATCAAGGCCGGCCTCGCGGAGCGCGACATCTGCGACACGGTGTTCATCTCGTTCATCGCCAGCCTGTGCGCCGTTGGCTATCCGCCTGTCTTCATTGACGACCGATTCGACGGCTCGGCGCTGATGGGGAAAATAATCAGCAAGATTGAGGACGACAAGCACCGGCTGTATATCCCTCGGCCGCGTGGCGCGAAGCCATCCGACTACAGGAACGCACTCATCGAGGCACTTCCAAAAGTGGGATTGAAAACTCGCCGGAAGTTAGTCGAGCGTTTTGGTTCGGTAGCGAATCTGAGCCAAGCAAGCGTCGATGAATTGGCGTCAATAGAAGGAATCGGCAAGGTCACAGCGCAACGCATTTTCGACTCGCTGAACTGAATCGAGTTTTTCGCGCTCAGGGCGGGAAATTGATAGACCGGAACATTCATATACTGAAGGACCCTCGCTTAGAATAGAAGTGAAGGCCGACATTGGGTCCCCGTAGCCCCGGCACACTTCGACCCAACGAAGGGCAATTCGGACATTCGGACACCGTTGCCGCCGACACCCTTCACCAAATCTTCGCTCGTGGGCTGGAAACGGCGTTTTTTGATAGGCCGGAACATTGATATACTGAAAACCTCTCCCATCAAACGGAAGCGGAAGTGGCCCCGACGCCGGTTAGCGCCGGTAGCAAGGACCCACAGGGCGGTCGAAGGGGATGGCTCCCCAGCCAGACTGCCGGTGCAAATCCGGACCTTCGTGTCTTCCACCCTCTTATTTAGAAAGGTGGGCGGAGCCTGTCGGTCCATGTGGAGCGAATCGTATCGACCTAAGACGCTGGATGAAGTCACAGGACAGGAGCATATCGTCCGGCGGCTCGAATATATGATTGACGACCTCCACGCTACCGGCAACGATGGCGCTTGGCCTCATCTGATGTTCGCTGGACCTCCCGGGGTCGGGAAGACGACCGTGGCTGTGGCCGCGATGCGGTCAGCCTTCGGCGACGATTGGGAGATGAACTACATCGAACTCAACGCGAGCGACGCGCGAAGCATTCACGACATTCGAACGACGGTCAAGGACTTCTCACGCAAGGGAGTCATGGGCGTCTATCTCGTGGATGGGAAGCCGACTCCGATACCGTTCAATGTGGTCTTCCTCGACGAGTGTGATTCTCTCACACCGGAGGCACAGGCGGCTCTCCGCCGAATCATGGAGAGGTTCGCCAAGCAAACTCGATTCATCCTGTCGTGCAATTACCCTCACAAACTCATAGACCCCATCAAGGACCGCTGTGCGTTCAGCGATACTCGATTCTCTCCGATACCCGCTAAGGCCATTTACAGGGCGCTCAAGGGCGTCGTTTCCCGAGAGGGGGTCGAGATAGACAAGGAGGCTTTGCGTGCCGTAGCACATCACTCGAAGGGCTCTATGCGTAAAGCACTCAACCTATTGTTCTCCGTCACCCGGGTCCCCGGCGAAGCCACGATAGAAGATGTGGATGAGTTAGTGGTCGAACTCTCAGCAGATAAAATGAGGTCGATGATGGCGCTTGCGTTCGAAGCCGAGAAGGCGGACGGACAGAAGCAGATTCAGTTCCACAGGCGGCTCGATGATATGGTCGAGAATTTCGGGGAGCGTGGAATGAGTGGAGGCGAAATCCTCGACGCGATTCATCGCTCGGTATCGGAAGATGCGGCCTGTCCGCTCGGACTTCGCCGGAAGGTATATCGGCATCTCGGTGAGGCGCTGTTCTGGTGTTCGGTGAGCCAAGATGACCTGCTGGCGGTCAAGACATTTTTGCGGAGAGTGACGATGGATGAACGGTGATGATGTGGAGGGGTGGTCGAACGGTCATGTTGGTCGTCTTCAATTAGTCCGAACTCTCGTCGGTTGCGTCAATCTGTTCGTGGCTATTCTGATTCTCGCTAAGGTCATGGGGTGGCTCGATTGAATCCGAAGGCTATCGACACCGACCAGAACAAGGAGATTCTGGCTATCATACTACAGCGCCTACAGATTGGAATCAAAACCTACGGTCACGGCTTCCGCGTCCATGACGACACCCGACAGTTCGGAACTGAGAATGATGATTGGGTCGAAATGGCGCTCGAAGAAGCCATCGACGGAAGCCTCTATTTAGTGGCGCAATTGCTCAGGATTCGGGACTCACAGCGGAACGCGGAAGGTCGGGGGAATAATAGGACGCCGCACGATGCTGTCGAGAGTCAGGGCGACTTCAACCCTGACGCTCCCACAGGAGATGACTGATGGCGAATCGCTGGCGTAATGGCGTATGTCGAATCTGTCGCAAACGCCGCAATCTCGTTTGGGACCCGGAGCATCTGCGATGCTATGATTGCTGGATAGCGGTCAGTTCTTAACGGTGGGCGCCTTCATGGGAATGATGAAAATCAAACGGACGCCGTTCCTCATCGTCGATGTTTCCTACAGGGAGAATCCATTCGTCACCCTTCTTCGGCTCAAGGGGCTGGACGGCTCGACCGTCATGCTTCCCGTCACTCAGACGAAGCCGAGGTTCTGGACTGAGCAGGCGGTAGGAGCGCCGAGCGATTTCACGAGCATAACCGGGACTCCACTCCATGAGATTCGCGTCGATAAGCCGTCCGATATTCGAACCGAGCGCCGCCTTGTTCCCGACACTTACTGCTCCGATGTTCCGTGGGCTTCGCTGGTTCGTTGGATTCACGGATGGGAGTCGGTTATTGAGGTCGATAGGAAGGCGCTCGATGTTGGGGAAGCGACTCCCATTCATATCCACGACTCCGACCATCACCCGGACGAGTTCGACCTCGATGTGATGTGGTTCGACATCGAAACCGAGGACTCGCTTGATACGAAGGAAACACCCGGGAGAATCGTCAGCATTGCCCTTCTGCGTCCCGATGGAACGCACGAAATAGGCACGACGGCCCCAACCAGCGCCAGACAAGTGAAGCGCTTCATGCAGTCGCAGAAGGCATTAGAGGGGGTCGTGGAACATACCGAATCAATCCCGGCTGTCGAG